AGATAGAATTGACGAACTAGAAAAAAAGCTTGACCAAGCATTAACCCATACGTATGTATATGATACTCACACTTTGCATTGCGCAAATGGCGAACTTTATATTGGTTACGGTCAAGATAGAAGCCTAGTGATTAATATAGATACTATTTACAATGATCTTCCTTTTCTTATTTCTGAGGTTTGTAAAGAGCAAAAGAAAAATCAAGATGACACACTAGAGAGAATCAAAGACTCATTAGATGGATTACTTTGAAGGTGTTTTATTCGGAGTCGGTATGTCTCTAATTGTATTCGTTTGGATGGTTGACTATAACGAACGGAAAAAATGATTTTGCTTGTAGATGCAGACTCATTAATTTTTGCGAGTTGCTTGACAACTAAAGCCGAAAACATTGAATCCCCATTTTACGACACAATAAACAAATGTCAGCATAAGTTTGACGAGCAGTTTATGAAGATTGTAAATGACCTAGAGGAGATATATCCAGTTGAGAAAGTTATAGTCTTTAATGGAAGCAAGGGTAACTTCAGGAAGATAATCACATCTAAATACAAAGCCAACAGAAAGAAGATTAACATTCCTCCTTTGTTAAATGATATGCACCAATATGTATTTGATAACTATAACGGAATACAAGCATTCGGAATAGAGACAGATGACATTGTTGCTAGATACTGGTATGAGATTTCTCAGGACATAGGCAGAGAGAATGTAATGATTGTATCAATAGACAAAGACTACCGACAATTTCCAGCTTTGATTTTCAACTACCATTATAAACACAGGGAAGTTCTTGACATAACAGAACAAGAAGCTATGTATAATTTCTACGAACAAATGATAACTGGCGATAGTGCAGACAATGTTCAATATATGAAGGGCAAGGGTAAGTCATTTGCAAAGAAGTATTATGATGGGTGCAAAACAAAGTACCAATACACAAGAAAACTTTATGAGCTATTTATACAAGAATACAAAGGCAAGGCAAGACAGAAATACACAGAATGTTATCACTTACTAAAATTAAGAACACAATGAACGTAATAATTAAGCCAATAGAGTTAGCCGATAAGATAGAAGAAATCACAGGGTTAAACGTATTTGAAAACACAAGAAGAAGAAACGTAGTAGAGGTAAGGTCTTTGCTTTGTCACTTGCTTAGATTAAAGCTAGGAATGAGATGGACAAGTATTGCGGAGTTCTTTCAGGATAATGGCAAACACATAACACACGCCACAGTAATCAATGCAGTAAATACATACCCAACTAACAAAAAATTTAATAGCAATTTATCTAGATTAGAAGGGTACTTTACATTTAAAAATGATATTCACGTTGATGAAATAAACAAAGTAAAATACTTAGAAGACAAATGCGAAAAGCTGCAACACAAATTAGATTTACCGCTAGTTAAGTTAGTGAGCAGAATACCTAAATACAGAGAAGAAGAAGCGTTAGGGTTTGTTAGAAACATAGTCAAAAGCTTTGAATGGAAATACAACGACAAAGAAATCGTTGAATGATATACAACAAAGACTGTATGGAAGCAATGAAAGAAATGTCAGACAATCAGTTTGACTTGGCTATTGTTGACCCTCCTTATGGTATTGATATAAATTCAAGTGGTAGATTAGGGCATTATGGTGGTAAAGGGAAAAAATGGGATAAAGAAACACCATCTCAAAAATACTTTGATGAATTACAAAGAATATCAAATAACCAAATTATTTGGGGTGGAAATTATTTTTATTTAAAACCTACTCGATGTTTTTTAATTTGGGATAAACAACAACCACAAAATGTAAGTTTTGCTTCTTGCGAATACGCTTGGACTTCTTTTAATTTGTCGGCAAAAACATTTTATATGCGACCACAAAATGCAGACAATATAAGAATACATCCTACACAAAAACCAGTTAAGCTCTATGAGTGGTTACTTATGAACTATGCAAAAGAAGGAGATAAAATACTTGATACACATTTAGGTTCAGGAAGTATTGCTTTAGCTTGTCATAATTTAGGCTATGAATTAACAGGATATGAAATAGACAAAGACTATTATGAATCTGCAATAAAAAGAATAGAACAACACAAAGCGCAACAAAGATTATTCTAAATTTGCATATTAATTACGTTATATAAATAGATTGAATAAACAATAATAATTCAATTATGGATAAAAGAAAAAATAACGGAGGTGTCAGAGATGGTGCTGGAAGACCTAAGAAAGATGATGAGGTCAAGCTAATTCAAAAGCTAGATAATCTAATAGACAACGATAAGGTCATTGAGAAACTAGGTGAGCTTGTTCTGAAGGGAGATAGTAGAGCTATGAATCTATACTTTGGATATCGCTATGGTAAGCCAAAAGAATCTGTTGACATTACTTCAGACGAAGGAATTAACATTAGCTTTAGGGAGCTAATAAATTTCAAGTGATTGAGGTAAACAAAAAATATGCACCTATTGCAACAGACGATTCTCGTTATTTCATTATAACTGGAGGTCGAGGTTCAGGGAAATCTTTTAGTGTTAATCTGATGCTTGTGCTTCTGACTTATGAAGCTGGGCATACTATCTTATTTACTAGGTACACTTTAGCCTCTGCTTATATATCTATCATTCCTGAATTTATAGATAAGCTAGAAACGCTAAAAATCTTTAGTGATTTCAGAGTAACAAAAGACGAGATAAGAAACAAGAGGTCTGGAAGCAAGATTGTATTCAAGGGAATCAAAACATCATCAGGAGATCAAACAGCTAATCTAAAGTCATTACAAGGTGTCACAACTTGGGTGATGGATGAAGCTGAAGAACTGATGAATGAGGACATCTTTGACAAGATAGATTTATCAGTCAGACAACAAGACAAAAGAAATAGGGTTATGCTTATTCTAAACCCAACCACTAAAGAACATTGGATATATAATAGATTCTTTGAGGACAAAGGAGTTCAGGAAGGACTCAATACATCTAAAGGAAACACAACATATATACACACCACATACATAGACAATCTAGAGAACCTATCTGAGAGCTATATACAACAGATAGAAAACATAAGACAACGAAGACCTGAGAAATACAAACATCAGATGCTTGGAGGTTGGTTAAGCAAAGCAGAGGGAGTTATATTCAACAACTGGAAGGTAGGTCAATTTAAGAAAGTTGGTGTTTCTGTATTTGGTCAAGACTATGGATGGGCTTCTGATGAATCAACGCTAATAGAAACCAATATAGACACAGCCAATAAAATTATCTATTTAAGGGAATGTTTTTATCTCAAGGGACTTACCACTTCAGAGATTGCATCACTCAACCTTAAACACGCAAAGACAGACCTTATTGTAGGAGACTCAGCAGAGCCTAGACTAATATCAGAGGTAAAGTCTAAAGGATGTAATCTTGTTTCTGCAATCAAAGGACAGGGTTCGATTACTTATGGCATCAGCTTGCTTCAGGACTATGACCTTATAGTAGATGAGAATAGTATCAATCTAATTAAGGAGCTGAATAACTATTGTTGGTTAGAGAGAAAATCAAACACACCCATAGACAAATGGAATCACCTACTTGATGCAGTAAGGTACGCTGTATCGTATCAGCTTCAGAATCCAAATAGAGGCAAATACCACGTCAGCTAAAATAAACTTATAAAACATTTTGTGGATAACTAAAGATGTCGTATGTTTGTAATAACAAAAACAAATACTAACCAAAACAAAGCAATTATGAACTTACAAGACTTCACAAACCAAGCAGAAAAATTAGGATATAAAAGACTAAATAAAACTTATATAAATGAATTAGGTTTAACGATTTATGGTTTTACTTATAAAAAAAATAAATGGTCTATTAATCATTGGTTTATGAATACAGGTGATTATATGATGTTCGACCACACATACAGTACAGATTATGGGTGGGCAAAGAAAAGACCAAACAAACAAGCGTGGAGATTGATGCTTGGACAATAAATTAACAGGGGAGGTGAGAGCCTCCCTTTTATTAACCAGTCAAAATTAAAATAAAAACTAAGGAGTTAAAACGACTGATAAGTAATCGAAACATAAGGGAGTTGCAATACTTAATTAAATAGGTAATTGTTAAACACTTATCAGGAGGACATAAATGTGACAATTAGAAAATGCTTACGGAGATAGTATCAGAATTAGGTATTCAAAACCAAAAGTCAAGTAAGCTACAGACTGAGTCACTCCTTTTATTAACCTAACCAATATGAAAAAACCTAGAACCTTAGAAGATTACAAAGCGTACGCCTTTGGCTTCACATTGATAATAGCTTTTTGTTTGTTCCCATTTGCAGGGACTGCTTTATTAAAGTATATATTTGGCTTATGAAAGATACAGACGAAATATTATATCAGAACAACACTAAGCTAATCATTGAGCTTTTAGACAAGTGGAGCATAGCGAAACCCGACAATAAAGAATTAAGGGCTACAATCGAAGCTTTTTGGCAAGTGAACACCTATGTTGCAAGCGTTAGATTAGCAGAACAAAACGCTAGGCTAGAAGCTTCAGACAACAAGCACGCGCACAACCTAACTAAACTACAGCTTAAAAAAATTGAGCAAGAAATTCAAAAGATATTAAAATGAGTTACATAGACGAAGGCAACCCCTATCACGTAGATTACGAAGGCGAATGTTCAGAATGCGGAACACGAATAGAACAAGAGTGGGGGGTGTGCTCTAGCGCCTGTCAAGAAGCCTCTGACAGATGAGAAAGTCACCTGATTACTATATGGGTAAGTATATGAAGTTAGAAGCTAAGAACGTAGTATGGGACTTTCAAGATGACAACTACAACTTAGGAACTGCACTCACTTATATTATGAGAGCTGGTAAGAAACCTGACAATCCAATTACTCAAGATATCGCAAAAGCCATACATCATTTAGAAATGGAACTAGAAAACCAACTATATCTAGAAGGCTTAAAAAATAAATAATTTAGTTGCTTTTGGTTAGGCAATTGGGTGGGCAGAAATGTCCGCCCTTTTTTATTAAATTAGGGTTTATAAAAACACATAAAAATTTACGTTATATATATATGAAGATTAAAGTCAACATACCAACATCACTAGGGGACATTAAATTATCTCAATACAAAAAGTTCCTTAAAATACAAGAAAACAATGATGATGAAACTTTTCTTCAAGCTAAGATGATTGAGATATTTTGTGATATTCCATTAAATAGTGTTATGCAATTGAAGTACAATGACACAAATGAAATAAGCTCTTTGCTAACAAAAATGTTTGATGGCAAACCAAAGTTAGTTCAAAGGTTTAAAATTAAAGATATTGAATATGGTTTTCACCCCTCTCTTGATGATTTATCTCTAGGAGAATACATTGACCTAGACACATATATAGGAGATTGGGATAATATGGAAAGGACTATGAATGTTTTATATAGACCAATTGAACACAAACTAAAAAACAAGTATTCTATTAAGCAGTATGAAGTCGAAGGATACAAAGACGTTCTAGATATGCCGATGGATGCCGTTCTAAGTTCAATTTTTTTTTTGTGGAATTTAGGACTGGACTTGTCGCAAACTATGATGAGCTATTTGGAGAACAAACAGGAGTTGGACTTGACAGAGTATCTAGCTTCGGAGCTAAATGGGGATGGTATCAGTCAATATATGGACTCGCTCAAGGCGATATTACAAGATTTGAACATATCACAAAACTAAACGTACACGAATGCCTTATGATGTTATCATTTATGAAAGACAAAAATAAATTGGAAGCAGACCAAATTAAAAACAAAGTCAAATGAGCAATAATGATAATCAAGCGGTAAGAGGTTTTTACCAATTAACGGAAACAATAAAGTCTCAGTTGTTAAGTGATCCTAATGTCAACACAGTAACGACTGGAGAGCTTTCATCTGTTAACCTAAACAAGCAAGACATATTTCCTATGTGTCACATTATCATTAATAGTGTTACAGACGAAGAACAAGTTCTTAGATTTAATATATCTGTATTAGCTATGGATATGGTAGACCAATCAAAGGATGAGACTATAGATATATTTACAGGCAACAATAACCATCAAGATATCCTAAACACCCAGCTAACAGTTTTAAATAAGCTCATTCAAGTATTGAGGATGGGACAGTTGTTTACAGATAAATATCAACTTGATGGAAATCCTACTTGTGATCCCTTCTATGATCGTTTTGAAAATGAATTAGCAGGATGGACAGCCACAATGGATGTGATGATTTACAACGATATATATATCTGCTGATGGCTGAGTTTGAATACCCTTTTATGGAAAAGGTCTTGAAGAGATATGCAACTTATGTAATACAACAAGCCAAATCAAACCTTACAAAAGACAACAAAGGTGGAGGGGATTTATATAATTCTTTAACAAGTAAACAGGGGATTGACAATGAACAACTTTTTGTTGACTTCTTTATGGAAAACTATGGTCAATTCGTAGATAAAGGAGTAAAAGGAAAAACATCAACATATCCCGAAACCACTAGATCTTTATCTCAATTTCAATATGGTTCAGGTAAAGGCCCAAAAGGTGGTTTAACTAAAGGAATAGATAAGTGGTTACTTAAAAAAAGATTTCAATGGAGAGACAAGAAAGGTAAGTTTATGAGTTATAAATCTATGAGGTATATTATTGTTAACAGCATATACAACAAAGGACTTAAAGCTAATATGTTTTTTTCTAAACCTTTTGATGCTGGACTAGAAAAATTCTCAAACAACCTATTGATGGCCTTCATTTCCGATACTGAAAACAACTTAGGTTTAAACGACTAAAATAAAACACAATGTCACAGAAAGCACTTAGAAGTCCACAATATATAAATGTATCTGCTCCAGTAGGTTCTCTATCTACAGAGCTTAAAATCACTATAGGTGGAACATTAAGATACACACTAATAAAAAACGCATCAGCAGGAACAAATGTTGTCTTTGAATATGCAGAACTTGCTAGAGATTATTTTACTACTTCTTTTAATGGGCTTTACACAATCCAAGAGCTGACGATACTTCTTACTTTATCATCTTATGCAGGGGCAAATGGAACTGGAACAAAGTCTTTGATTTCTACTACGACTGTAAAAGGTGTTGATGGCTTTGGCACATTTATGGAAGGCGCAAATCCCACAATACCATTCCCATCAAGAACTGCTCCTGCTTGGCTGGTTTGTGTTCAATCAAATATTGTAGACGTAGATTCTGAAATATTCATTCCTGTAGGTGTTGCTGGAAAAGCTCCCTATATGAAAGGAAGTGCTGACGATTATGAATTATCATATCAAGATTATACTACTAGCGAAGAAATAATAGGTGGTGAGGGTGAAATTACTCAAGTATTAAAAATAAATAGAATTGATTGCTCAAAGTATGGGACAGGAAACAAGTTTACCTTTGTTAATAAATACGGAATGCTTCAAGATATTTATTTCTTTTTAAAGCACGTTAAGACATTAAACAGAACAACGGAAAGCTTCCAAAGAAACACCATAAACACAACAGGAGCTGTGACCTATGATGTAAATTCTGCTGCCAAAAAACACTTTAACACAGAAGGAACACAAAGTAATTCTTTTAATTCAGGATATTACCCTGAAGCTGCTAATTGTATGTTTGAGGAATTGCTATTGTCAAGCTATGTGTGGATGACTAGACCAAGCACATTAGGTTCAGGTAGTGAAGTTGTGCCTGTAATGGTTAAAAGTTCGGATTTAGTTTACAAAACATCTCTAAACGAAAAACTAATTGAGTACACAGTAGAATTTGAGGATGCCTTTGACTACATAAATAACGTCAGATAATGCAGAAGTTACAGCTTTACATAGGAGGTGAAAGAATAGACTTATTTTCGGATGAGACTGTTTCTATGACTCAATCAATTCAGAACATTAAGGACATAGAGAAAGTATTCACAGAGTTCACTCAACCTTTTACTGTTCCAGCAAGTAGCACAAACAACAAGATATTCAAACACTACTATAACTTTAACATTGATGATGGATTTGATGCAAGACAAAAAGCATCTTCTTCTATTGAGTTAAACTTTATACCTTTTAAAACTGGATTCATACAATTAACAGGGGTAGAGTTAAGGAAAAATTCACCATACGCTTACAAGATTACTTTCTTTGGGAAAACAATAAATCTAAAGGATGTTCTTGGGGAATCTGAGTTGTCATCATTGACGTTTCCTAATAGTTTAAACCTAGAATACAACTACGCTAACATTAAATCAAAAATGTCTGGTGGTTTGCAGAGCATTATTAGCCCATTGATAACACACACGCAGAGGTTATTTTTTAATACAGCAAGTGGAACAAACAATACTACTGGGAATCTTGCATACCTAAATAATAGTTCTAGTGGTGGGGTATTATGGTCAGACCTAAAATATGCTATTCGTTTATATGAGATAATACAAGCGATAGAAACAACATATCCATCAATAGACTTTTCTACAGATTTTTTTAGCACAAGCAATTCTACTTTCTACAACCTCTATATGTGGCTTCACAGAAAAAGTGGAGCTGTTGCACTTGAAGAACAAACAACTACAAATTGGGTTCAAGTTAACGCTTGGTCACAAGCAAACACAGGAGGCACAATAATAGATAAAGGGGGAGCAAATATTGTAGTAGACACAACTTTAGTTTTTCAAGGAGAAATTAATGGTGCTTTAATAATAACCCCTGAACAGACTGATATAAAATATAATATTAGAATATTAAGAAATGGACAAACTTATTTTGAAAAATTTAATCAAGAAGATGTATTTACTTTAACCCAGTTGTTTCCAAGTGGGACATACACGATACAATTAAATTCAACAGAAACTTTAGAATTTACACAGGGAAATATAGAATTAACTTTTACTGGTGATACTAATGCAAGGCCTCCAGTATCTTTTACAAACGTATTAACAAATAGCAATGTTGTAGATTCATTAAGCTCAGAATTATATTTTGTTATAGCTGAACAAATACCTGAGATGAAAATTATTGATTTTATTACAGGGCTGTTTAAAATGTTTAATCTGACAGCTTTTGTTAATAGTGCTGGAGTTATTGTTGTCAGGACTTTAGATAGTTACTATGCCGACAGAACAAACAATTATAGTGGAGGTAATTTTGACATCAACGGATTTTTAGACATAACCAAAAGCACAGTAGACGTAGCGTTACCATTTAAACAAATAAACTTTAAATACAAAAGCACAAAAACTTTCTTAGCAAATCAATATGGAGAATCAAACAACATTGGTTGGGGTGAGTTAAGATTTACACAAGATGGTCAAGATTTTGATGGCCCAAATAAAGTTTATAATTTAGAAGCTCCGTTTGAACATATGATGTTTGAAAGGCTATCTAATCAAGCCATTTCCCCACCAGTTTTTGGTTCTACTACTATTCAATATGGTTTTTTTGTAGATAGTAATCAGCAACCTTATTTTGGTGAGCCATTGATATTTTACGGAGTTAATGCAACAGCCCCCCCCCCGACTGCTGTTACACCTATATATTTAAAATCAGGTTCAAGTGCAGGGGCTTCACAAAGCACATATATTATTCCATCTAATTCGTTAGCACTTTCTTCAAGCACAAGTACAAAGAATTTAAACTACTCTTTAGAGATAAATGAGTTTAGTGGTGGAAGTGATTTTACAGGCACTTTATTTGAAGAAGAATACAAAACGTACATAACGGACGTATTTAGCACAAGGAGAAGGATTACTAAGGTTTCAGCTTTTATGCCCTTAAAAGTAATCTATGACCTTCAGATGAATGACTTTATAACCATAGGACAACAATCTTATAAGATAAACAGTATTACAACAGACTTGACTAATGGCAAAAGCTCTTTAGAGCTTCTAAACAATGTACAATGATTAAGAATATACTAGACCTTTTAAAAGTGGCCAAAGGCGAAACTGAGAATATCAGAATAGCACAAGGCAAAAACGCATTACCCAAAACCCTCAAGTCCGCATATAAGCAAATTAAAACAGAAATAAAATGGCGATAGTCAAAGAATATGAGATGAAAGTCAATACGGCTGATGCTCAAAAAAATGTTGGAGATTTAAACAAAGACATAAAAAAAACAGGAAGCGATTTGTCTGGAGTTAGTGATGCTGCTGATAAAGCAACAGGAGGAATGGTTTCAGGATTTAAAGGAGCTTTAGGAGCTATAAAAAAGGTTGTTCTAGGTTTCAAGACAATGAAGGGAGCAATCGCTGCAACTGGTATTGGAGCATTAGTTATTGTTGTCACTTCTTTGGCTGCTGCTTTTGCAGGTAGTGAAGAAGGTCAAAATAAGTTTGCAAAAATAATGACAGTAATTGGTGCTTTAACTGGTAATTTAATTGACTTATTAGCCGATTTTGGGGAAACTATTATTAAAATATTTGAAAACCCGAAAGAATCTGCTGTTGCTTTTGGAAAAATATTAAAAGATCAAATAGTTAATAGAGTTGTCGGTGTGATAGAGCTTTTGCCAGCTTTAGGTAAAGCACTTAAATTAGTGTTTCAAGGTGAATTTACAAAAGCCGCAGGAGTAGCATCAAATGCTGCTGGTAAAATAGTACTAGGTATTGAAGACACCGTAGGTATGACAGAAAAGGCAATTAATGCAACTAAAAAATTTACTGAAGAACAGATAAAAGAAGGTAAAGCTGCCGCAGCGGTTGCTGATATGAGAGCAAAAGCTGATAAAATTGAAAGATCGTTAGTCGTTGATAGAAGTAAACTAGAAAGTGAAATTGCATTGTTAAGATTAAAGTCTAGACAAGAGGAAGAATTTTCTGCTACTGAAAGAAAACAAGCGTTATTAGATGCTCAAGTATTAGAAGACAGTTTGCTAGATAAAGAAACAGAATTTTTAGAATTAAGAAGAGATGCTCAAATAGCAGAAAATACTTTTAGTCGATCAAATAAAGAAAATTTAACCAAAGAAGCTGAAGCTATTGCTGCGGTTAATAGGCAACAAGCAACTAGAGCAAATACTGCTAGACAGGTTCAAAGGGAAGTAAATACAATATCCAAACAAATTCAAGCAGAAGACAATAAAATTATTGCTGAAAAAAAAAGAAAAGATGCCGAAAATGCAAAACAAGAATCAGATGCAGAAAAAGCTTTATCTGATTTAAAAACAAAAATTCGTGATGCTTCAGCAGTACAAGAAGATGATATAAGAAATTTAGAGATAATAAAAGTAAAAGAACACTATGCTAATCTTATAAATTTAGCGAAAGAAAATGGTCTTGATGTTGTGGCTTTAGAAAAAGCTCAATCTGATAAAATTAATTCACTTAGTCAAAAAAATGCTAAAAATGAAATTTATTGGGAAAAATTAACACAAGATCAAAAAGCAAAAATAATTTCAGGAGGATTAAATAACTTAGCCACAATATTAGGTCAAGAGACAGCGGCAGGAAAAGCGGCAGCAATAGCATCAGCTACAATAGACACTTTTCAATCAGCTCAAGCTAGTTATAAATCATTAGCTGGTATTCCAGTAGTTGGCCCAGCATTAGGAGTCGCTGCTGCGGGAGCTGCAATAGCTTCAGGTTTTAAACAGGTTCAAGCCATAAGGTCAACCAAATTACCTACGTTAGCAGGGCAACCTTCACCTGATGTAGGGGGGGGAGGCACAGCAAGTCCACAAGCAGCACAAATTCCTTCATTTAACATTGTAGGTCAAACAGGAACAAATCAATTGGCTGATGCAATCGCAGGGCAAAATGGTTCTCCTGTTAAAGCCTTTGTGGTTGCGAGCGATGTAACCACAGCACAAAGCCTAGAACGTAACATAATAGAGGGGGCTAGCTTGTAAATACAAAAAACAAAAATTTAATCGTTATATAGATATGAAAATAGTTGAACTAATACTAGACGAATCACAAGAGATGATGGGAATAGATGCTATCTCTATTGTAGAAAGTCCTGCAATACAAGAAGATTTTATTGCTTTAAATTCTGAAGAAATAAAACTAGCAGAAGTATCAAAAGAAAAAAAAATATTAATGGGTGCTTTGCTTGTTCCTAATAAACCTATTTATAGAAAAAGCGGTGAAGATGATGAATATTATATATATTTTTCAAAAGATACAATAGCCA